CTGATGCCAGATTGGAAAGTGTACCGTAGCCGATCCACCTCGGATGCCATTTTGAGTGCAGCATCTGACAGTTGCCTCAAATTTCTTGAGGAACGGTACAACGCCAGTATGGGCAACCTCTCCACCTCTAATTTTACTGTTGATACCACGGATGCGACCTGCGTTGATACCGATTCCTGCCCTTTGAGCAACATACTTACCAATAGCCATGTCACTGCTAAAGATGCTGTCGAGGGTGTCATCAGAATCAATAAGAACACAGCTAGCAAATTGTCTGAGAGATGTTCTAACTCCCGCCATGATGGGAGTTGGAATGTTGATTTTGTGCTTTGAGATTCCATTGTAATAGCGGCGAATATAATCTAAACGGGTACTTAAAGGATACTCAGCAAATAAAGTAACAGCAATCATCATGTACATATACTGTGGTGTCTCAAAAATTTCGCCGTTACTTCTATCCTGCACGAGATACTTGTCAACGACTTGACGTAAACCAGCATAAGAGAATAGATAGTCACGATCATGATCAACCCAACTATTAATTTTGATCCATTCTTCGTCAGAATATTTGTCGAGAATTTCTTCATCATAAACTTTCAAGATTGTTGCATTGTATGCTGCCACATCAAACAATGATGGCATACCTTCTTGCCAAATATTTTTATGGAATGCTTGCTTACGCAAAGCAAATAAAAGTAATCTTGAGGCTACGTACTGATAGTTTGGGTTATCTAGTGTTATCAAATCACTAGCAGAACGAATAAGAATCTCTTGAATTTCTTCGGTAGTAATCCCATCATAAAACTGAATTCCAGAATTCATTTCTACCTGAGAAGCAGAAACTCCTGCCAGACCATCACATGCTTCATCAACCATACGATGAATTTTATCTAGATTGAGGGGTTCAATAGAACCATCACGCTTTGTAACCTTAATCCCGTTGCTCATACTTTCTTCCATTCATTAAACTTTAGTTGTGCCTGTAATCCTTGGTACGTATTTTGCTCTATGATTTCTTGAGGATTTAATCCTGCTAAAACCATATCATTAATATCTTTTTGTTCAATAGAACTTGGCCAAATTACTATGTAATTTTTATCTTGAATTAATTTAGAATACCTATCAACTATTTCTTTGTTTCTTGGTTCATTATCTAAAACAAAACAAAACTCCGTGGCAGGAAACTTTCTTTTTAATTCTTTCGAATCAACATCAGCTCCCAACATAGCAATAGCGTTGTCAAGGAACATGCTATCAAATGGTCCTTCAGTAACACATACTGGTTTGTCAAAGTTTGCTCGATCTTGTCCAAAAATTTTCAGTTGAGTATTACTAAACATTACTGTTATGTAACGCAGTTTTGCTGATGGCGACAACGACCTTCCTTGAAATCCAATCAATTCATTGACGGTATCGTAAATAGGAATAATAATTCTAGGACCATCACCACGCAAGCTTTCAAATACTCCTCTTTTTCTAGAGTTTGCCCACTCTTTAAACTTAGGACAATAATAAAAATAATCTAATTGACTAATTTTTCTATCTTCTAAGTATTTTCTTGCTGGGTGATCTTGTTCTAATTCAGAAATCTTTTCAAGATTGATAGATTTTGTCCTGGTAAACACAGGTGCAGCAAAATTAAATGACGGGGTTGGTGTTTGGTATCCCTTTCCAGTTAATCCTTCTTTAAATCTTTCCATAACATATTGATCGTGTAAATGATTGCAGTTGTCTTTTAAAAAATTTGTAAAACTTCTACCCACACCACAATTGTGGCACTTGTAGATATATTCATTTTTTACTTTGATAAAATAACCTCTTGCTTTATCTTGCCGTTTTTTACTGTCTCCACAATAAGGACATCGAAAATTATAAAGTCCTTCTTTTTTCTTGGAGAATTTTATTAATTGCGAAGAGACAAGTGAAATGTACTTGGTTTCAAGATAACTCATTTTATAAGGTTAGTATTCGCTCCTCCTATAGTAGCACCTGTTTTACCGATTGTCAAGAGGTTCCCAAAAAATGTTGCAGATCCAATTACGATAGTGGCAGCAGTGCCAACTCCAATTGTAATCCAACGAAATTTTGAAAGTTCTTCTACTTTTTTTTCGACACCAGATATTTTAGTTTTGACATCCTTTATTAATTCCATAATAGCAGTATCAGCTCTGTCTGATTGTTCTAATCTGTTCTCATGTCTTTCGAGGATGAGGGCAACGTTCTGGTTACTCTCACTAATTTTATCCACTGCTCTCTCAAGTTTGTCAAGCATCTCTTTGGAGAGATCTTCGTATATTTGAAACTTCGCTTCTAATACTTCTAGGTCTCTGCCAAATCCAAACATGACTTCCCCCTATCAAACGTTTCTCACAGCGAACTCAAGAGCACTTTGGAATGTCGATGCATCTTTGTTCAACATAAAACGAAACTTTTCTTTATTAGTATCGTCTAGTTGTGCATATGCAGCAGTAATTCTTTTAGCAGAAAAATTATCTAGGTTTTGCTGAGATCCATCTCCAAAAGTAATCTTTGCAAAATCAGTTTCGCCAGATGGATTTAATTCTGATGTTGCTACTTGTAGTGCTACTTCAAGTGCATCCAAAGTTGTTGTATTTTCATTCATGATCTGTCCTCCTTCAATTTCATAATGATTTTTTTGTACTTTTTGTTGTTGCTCTGATGCTTTTTTCTTGAAATCAGTGAGGCGAGCTTTCATTAAAACTCCCATCTCATCTGTTTTTCTTTGCATTTTTTGTTTTGCTTCGTCTCTTCTTCTTTGAAGATCCTTTTTATTTTCTAGTTCTTTCTTTTTTCTGATTTGTTCTTGTGCCCTTTCAGTTTCTGTGGGCACCTTTTCAGAAATTAATTCTAATTCTTCTTTCATTTTGCTACGTCTTTGTGAAATACGAGATAGTAATTTTTTAGCGCCCTTAGAACGACCATCAATATTATCTTTGTTTGCTTTTTTATATGCTCTTTGTGACTTGGGATTCACAAAGACAAATGCAGGAGGCATGGACAAGGAAGATCCATCTCCTGCCATCATTTCACTTAAATTTTCATTAATTGATTCAGACATTCTTGGTCAACGTTTGTATTGAGTGGTTCTGGTAATCTATTTAGAAACGTCATAAATGCTTTCAAGGCGGGCCAATATTTTGATTCCATTTTAAAAAATAATAAAGGAGTTGCAGCATCATTGAAAACATTGTACATAACAATAATATGATTTAAAATTAAATGATGTTTCAAATCACCGCTGGTTAAATAACGTCGAAATAATCTTTTAAGATATTTGAATTTATTTAAATCCTTTTCAAAATCTTCATAGGTAACAGAGTTTGGATTTTCATAATGTTTAATGGCAAACATAATCCAATTATCTTTTGTCAATTCATCAAATATCATAATTTATAAATTATCAAGTGCCAAATGTTAGAGTAGCAGCGCCATTACTGATTACTTCCTCAGTACCACCTGCTGAAGTAATTTTTACTCTGTACTTATAACCATCATAAGTTGTATCTGTTACGCCAGAAACTGCAAGTGTATTTGTTGTAGCACCAGCATAGATGCCAGTGTTAGTAACATTTGTCCACTTGGTTGTTTGAGTAGCAGTTTGATATTGCCACTGATATGCAAGAGCTCCAGGAGTTCCTGATGTAGTTGTGGTTAACGTGAACGATGCTGCACCAGTTGTGGTGGTAGCAGCAGCTGGTTGTACAGTAATCGTTACCGCCGATGCCACATCTGCAGCAATGGTGTCATCAGATTGAGTTTCATCTGCGTTAGCTTCTGGATTTGCAAGCGTTACAAGATGCTCACACTTGTGTCTAGTACGACCCTCGCAATCGGTGTAAGTGTAATAAGACCACCAACCAGGAGCATTAATACCACGAAATTTGTTTTCGGATAAAGCAGCTTCTGTGTCATCAACAAACACAATCGTTTTTGCTTGCGAAGAAGCAGCTACTCCTCTACCAGCTTTTGCTACGTCTTCGTTGCTATCAGTTCTTCCGTACAGAGACATCTAATTTCTCCAATAAATTTGTATCGTTTCTATATTTTATTTATAAAAAAGGGGGTGACTAAGCACCCCTTTTATTCAATAAGGTTTTTAAAAATAATTGAATGAAATCTAAAATTCCATTTGCTTCGGTTCTTTTTGTTTTTGATAACCATTCTGATATAGAAAGGAGTAATCCAAGAACAATAGTAACACCCCAATTAGTTATTAAACAAGTAATCATGCCTGAGGTACAAACAATTTATCCTTCACTAATTCATAGACAACATTATCAATACTATTGTCTGTGCTGTCAACATACTTCTTGAGTAAATCAAGAACAAGATTCTTAACTGCTGGATTTGTAGCAATTGAAAGAAGAAGTGGTTTTACCACTGCAACTACTGCACCCATGATAACCTCCGTTTTATTAGTTAAAATGTTTTCCAGTGATATTTATAAGGTTAGGTGGATTTTTTTCTTGACTTTTGAGTGCTTTGCCAACATACTTTCGATTCTTTTTCCTTTCTTCAGAATTGCCATCTTCAATTTCTGGAAGAATCTCGACAGTTGGCTTTACTGCTTTTTTTCTTCTTCAATCTCCATTTGTTCAGACATTTTCTTTTTGGCTTTCATGATCTGCCCAATCTTTTTACGACGAGCAGCAAGATACTTATCCGACTTATCGTGGTCACCATCGTTATCAATGTCCTTGTCTTCTTTACCAACAGGATCTAAAGCTTCTTTAACTGCTTTGTTTTTTGTTTTCCAAGCAGTAGCATAAGCAATACCCTTTTCTTTCTTGGTTAACTCACCATCCTCAGAATAACCTTTCTTGATGTGCTTGACCATGCGCTCATACTTTGCACCAGGAGGTGCTTTCTCGTCAAGCATCAATTCACCAATTGGTTCGTACCCCGCCTTCACACAGTTATTAACTTCTTTATCACCTTTCATTTTGGTGCCTTGCTTTTTATATCCCTTCCAGCAAGATGTAAATCCATTATCATCTTTACCATCCATTTTCTCAAAGACATAATGAACGCCCTCAACATAGATGTTGAAAGCTTCTTTCATTTTCTCTTTCTTCTCTTCTGCCTTACCTTCCTTATGCTTCTTCTCACCCTTCTCTTCTTTCTCTGGCTTCTCCCATGCTTCTTTAGCAACTACGTTGGTGTACTTAATATTGTTGCCATGTGATTGCTTAACACCAGCTCCAGTGCGGAGATCGACAGCAGGATCAGCAGCACCTGCATTTTCTTTTGGATCTTTTTTCGAAAAGTTATCTTCGCCACCTTTCTTTTGTAAAGATGGAATACCTTCTTCAGCAACAACTTTTTTGCCGCTAAAATATAATGCTGTGGATTCAATTAATGCTTTAGAATAATCGTCGTTATGACGGATCGTTGTCGATGGTTTCTGTCTTTCCATTTGTAAAGAATATACTTTTCCTGTCTTTATTTATGTTTTCAACAACATTAACTTCCCTAATGTCTTTAACCCAAGCACGAAACATTTGTTTATCTTCAGTAACGGCTATTATATAATTAACACCAGATCTTATAATAGTACCTTTTTCGCCTGTGTTAACATTCATGATAACATTTCCTTCTTGAAAGATTTCCTTCTGCTTATATCTTTTTTGCGTTGCTTCTTGTTTTATTTTGCGGAAATCTTTCATTGAAAATTTTTTATTTATTTATTTTATGGAGAATAGCGGACTCGAACCGCTGACATCCTGCTTGCAAAGCAGGCGCTCTACCAACTGAGCTAATTCCCCTAAACGGAAGGTGGGCGAGTCGAACGCCCAAGGGCTTTAACACCTCAACTGTTTTCAAGACAGGTTCCGTCGCCAATCGGATTGACCTTCCAGTATTTACGGGGCGTGTGCCCCGAGTTATTTATCGATCGTCAGATGCTCGATGTTCGGAATAATAGATATCAAAGTTTCCACCAGGATATCGCTTCTCCAACTTCTTGACATTACGTTCAAGCACTTCATCAAAAGAAACTTCAAGTGCAAGACATGCTTGAGCAACATACCACAGAAGATCACCAAGTTCAATAATCATATGCTCTCGGTTATCTTCGTTGAAGGGTTTTCCCTGAAAGATCATCTTCTTAATGATCTCAAGAAACTCACCGCCCTCAGCATTAATACCGACGCCAGCAGTAAGCAGTCGTTCAATATTGGCACCCTTACGATCCAGTTCAACAAGACGATCAGAAAGGGCAACAAAATCCGTAGAAGCATCTGAAGTAACAGCATCAACAAATTCTTGATACCTTGTAAAAGAAATAGAGTCAGTCATAAATTAAATTACAAATTTGGAAAATTTATCGAGTCGTGATTGTTTAGAAGAGACATCCTCTAGATATTCATATGGTTCTTCTTCCGTTGTATCGGTGATAGATCCGTCAGAATCCTCTACATTATACAGCTTCATCTTCGCCCTGTCAATACCCACAGTAAATCTTCGGTAGAAGGTGGGATCATTATATCTGTTCTTGAGTTGCTTAACCATGATTCTACCAGATGATTCAAGTTCCTCAGTAGAGATAAGAGCAAACATAAAGTCAGCAGTAGCAGGAAGACCAAAGGATTCAGAAGTGTCGGTAAGGTCAACGTCACTATTGCCAAAACCACTCCTAGTAGTTTGAGTAGCAGATACAACTGGAACGTCGTTTTCAACAGCAAGACCCCTAAGTTCTTCAGCAATTGCTTTAACATAGGTATATGAGTTTACAATGTGACCCTTATATCTAGCAGAAGCACAGATGTTAAGATAGTCAATGAAGATGATATCGGGTTTGAAATCTTTCTTCAAACGAAGATCGCTTAACAAAGCTTTAAAATGACCTGCGTGTGCAGATGCAGTTGGATATTCTTTGATAATTAATTTACCTTGAGTTCTTCTACCTATGTCTTGAACTTTAGATGTAAATAAAGTTTGTGGTAAATTAGCAATATCTTTTATGTTTACATTCAAAAGATTAGCATCAATCCTTTCTGCAATTTTTTCCTCGGACATTTCTAGCGTAATGTACAATACATTTTTACCAAGAGAAAGACAAGAAGCAGCACAATGACACATGAATAGAGATTTGCCAACACCTGTTCCAGCAAGAGCAATGTTTAGTGTCTTGTTTGGCAATCCTCCTTTAGTAATCAAATTGAATTTATCAATATTGAAAGGCATTTTTACCTCATCTTTATGATAATATTCATATCTAAGATCGGCATTATCTACATAGTCGTGTCCGATATATTCATCAAACGATACTGCCAGGGCCTGTTGAAGGATGGACGGGATAGCATCTCTTGATAACTTTTGATCTCCCCCATCAGCAATTTTGATTGACTGCAATAGGGCGTTATAAATGGCCCTATCTTTACACCACTTTTCTGTTGATGTAAGTAACCAATCTCCATCAACCCATTCTTCGCTGTAATCTTTAATTTTCTGGACACTTTGTTTATAAGTTTCTTCAGTAAGATCATTTCTGTTTTGTAAATTAATAATTAAAACTTCTTTGGTTGGGATCTTATCAAACTTTGTAGAGAAGTCATGAATCTCCTCGAATATAATTTTTTCATCATATTCTTGAAAGTAATCAGATTTCAAAAAAGGAATTACTTTTCTGTAATATCCTTCATTACATAACAAGTTTCTAATAATAGTTGATTCAATTTTCTCCGTCATCGCTTGCCCCATACGAAAATTCTACTCTAGCATATTCCTCAAGTTTTGCCATGACATCTTCAGTAAAATATTTTTCAGGCGTTTTTAAAATATCTTTACCGTATATTTTTTTACCGTCAACTTCATAGCGACCCGCTACGTTTTTCCATATCCCTGCTTCTTCACCAAGTTCAAGAAGACCATAGTACCTTTCCAATCCACGCTCATCAAAGAACAATCTAGTTTCAATCTTAGATCCTTCCCTAGTTAGACGGGACTTTTTCGCCTCACATTTAATAATGTTTCCGACCAGATCGGTTCCGTCTTTTTCTTTTTTCTTTGAAAGAAAGATGATCGTACTAGCAGAATACTTAAGACCGCTACCACCACCCATTTCTTTTGTAGGAACGTAAGAGCCAATAACATCGTAAGTATGGTTTGTAACTAACATGGGGATATTTGCTTTACCAAGTTTCAGTGTAAGAATCCTAAACACGGATTTGATTAACTGTGCCTTGGTCATGTCACGAACATTTTTATCATTGGAAGCATCTTCTACTTCTTTATTTGTAGAAAGCATTCCAAGAGAATCAAGAACAAACATAAGAGGTTGACGTTCCTCTTTTGGTTGCTCCATGTATTTATCGATGATGCGGATTGCGTGAGTGCGAAATTCTTCGATAGTGTCTACTGGGTAAACCACTAAACGTTTACTATCAATTCCTCTACTTTCAATCATCTGCTTGCTTATAGCAGATTCAGTTTCAAAATAAATGACTCCAGCATTAGAATTACTATTAAGGAAATGACGAACGACAGAAAGACAAAAAAAAGTTTTTCCAGTGCCGCTGTCTCCTGCCAAAGCTGTGATCTTATTCGAGGGAATGCCCCCAAACAAAGATCCAGAAACCAAGGCATTAAACACGTAACTGCCAGTGTCAACGAAAGATTCAATATCGCCAGCAGCAATCCCTTCAGAAGCAAAACCAACGTATTCATTTTTGCTTTCTTTGATTACTTGAGTTAAAAAGTCCATAGTTTTATTTAAAAAAATCTAGTAGTGAAATTTTTCTTTCGACTTGCCATCCAATGCATTCTAGCACATTTTTCAATGGTTCGTAAAATGATTTATCAAACTGTAATTTATAATCAATATACTTTTCTAAACTAAATTCAGAAGGAAGATTTTGATAAAAAGAAATTACATTTTGTTGGAATGGATTTGGCGTTCGTAAATATATAAATTTTATTTTTTCTCCTTCTTGGATAAGAGGATACTTGTGAGTAAGATTACGCTTTCGGACATAGTAATTATACAATAATGCACCTCGGACATGAATAGGTGTACCCTTTCCATAAATGTGTGATGTGCTTTTATATTTTTCAAGTCCATTAACTCCCCTAGGAAAAGCAATATTTAAATAATCTTGTTTTTTTGTATCTTCTTTTATCTTGTCAATGAAGTCAATCAAATCATCATTTGTTTGATTAATAATAATTGTATATGCTTGCAACAATTTATCTCTAAAGTATGCTGGTGTAGAAGATCTTGCTGTTTCCATGCCACAAATTTTCATCTTTGGTTCTGCATATCGCACACCTTCACTGTCCCATACGTTAAGAACATAACGTTTCTTAGCAGTCCAGAATCCACGGTTAGCAATATTCTCCCGCTTCATCTTCATCTTCTGCTCATATGCATTCACATACTCAGCCAATTCTTGGTAAGAACTTTCAATATAAGGTTCAAGTTCCATTTCACAGATCTTGTCAAGGAACCCAACAATTTTTTCAGGAGTTTTCTCTCTTCCCTGGTATACACGTTCAACCAAAGGACCCAAGTTAAGGTACATAGAATCAGTATCTGAAGCAATAACATAATCAACATCCTGTGTCTTTAAAACTTTATTGAGATAGGCATTCATCTTGTTACCAATCCAGCGAATAGAAAGCTGACCAGATAGAGTGATTGCCTCAGCGATTTCAAGTTTGTAGTAACGGAAGTGCTCGTTACCAATAGCACCATAGGCAGAGTTGAGTTGAATCTTACGTGCCATCTGAATGTTATTGCAGCGGGCAATCTCTTTCTTCAACTCAACACTAGGATTCTTTTCGTATTCTTGCTTAGCAGCAAGCATCTTCTTTTTGTAGATGGTACGTTCTTGATAGATTTTATCCATCAGTTTTGGCAAGAAACCTTGAAAAGTTGTATCATAGAAAGTTCCATTAGCACAAACAGTTTGACCACAAAGATCACGAAGATCTAATTCTTTATTCAATAGTTTATCAACATTAGCATTTGGATGTTTGTGTGGTAAAAGAGTTTCTGGAGAAAGATTGTACTGCATGATTAAGTGTGGATATAGAGAGTTCAAGTCAAAACTGACAATCCAATCATACATTCCAGGAATTGGTTCTTTTACATAAGCGCCAGCATACTTGTTATCCTTTGTGCTTTCTTTTTTTGGCGGGATAACTATATTTTGTTTAGCAAGGTAAACGTAAATAATATTATCCCACATACGAACTTGAGAATATACATCCTCAAAGTTTACCTTGGCATCATATGCCATAGTAATAGCAAGTTCAAGTAACTTCATCTTGTCGTCTAGTTGATCCACAAGGCGAACGTCATGAATGTTATACTCAACAAACTTATTCCAATCTTTAGTATAAAATTCTTTAAACGTATCAAATTCCGAGTGATCTAATTTTTTAACTCCAAGTTCTATAGAACAAATGTGATCTAGTCGATACGATTCTTGGTTTGTGTATGTAAATTTTCTATACAGTTCCAGATAATCTAACGTTGCAATACCACTTATGTCATAAGCAATATTCTTTCTCCCTTTAATATAGATTTCTCTACACAAAGTATTGTTCCAAGGAGATATCATCCTCGCTTCTTTTTCACCAATGATTCGTTCGATCCTTCTAAAAATATAAGGCATGTCGAACAATTGAACATTCCATCCTGTAATAACATCAGGATAATTAGAAGACCACCAATGAAGGAACGCTTTCAGCATACCAACTTCAGTTTCGAAGTGTAGGTAATCAACCCCCTTTTGTTCTTTATGGTATGGTCTAGAACCAAAGACAGTAATTCTCCCCATCTCACTATCTTTAATGCTGATGAGGAGAATTTCTTGGTCTGCAGATTCAATGTCAGGAAATCCATTTTCTGCACCAGTTTCAATATCCAAAGTAAAAATACGAATTTTATTAATATCGTATTTCATTTCATCATCTGGATACTGTTCCAAAATATATTGATTCAAAAATCTGGTTTGCCCGTAAATTTGAAAATCTTCAATATCTTTATGGTCTTCAATAAACTGTTTTGCATCTTTGATTGTACCATGTTGAACTGATCTTACGTGCTTACCATCCAATGTTTTCCATTGAGATGGTTTGGCGGAAGGAAGAAACAGAGTTGGTTTGAATTTAACTTTATCCTCAAATCTCATTCCATGATCATAACCACGAACTAAAATCGTGTTCCCTGATTGTTCAACGCTGGTGTAAAATTTCATTCGATTTCTGTGTCCTCAATAATGTCATCATCAATAATCTCATTTTGTTCATCATGAACTAATGACGCATACTGAGATAGAAGAAATTTTTTCGGTTCAGAAAGAACTGTAATGTCAGATGATCTAACAACGACTTCTCTATCGTCAGTATGAATTGGCCAGTGCTCTAAATGAGTTGGTCCTATCTGATATGGATATTTTAATATGCAATCAGGGTCTCCAAATTCTGTATCTGGAATTTCTTCAATTTCGGATATAATCCAAACTCCATCAAACCTCATCACCTTGATCATTCTTTTCTTTCTCCATAGTTAAAAATGCTTCGACTTGCTGTACTTTCTCAACAAAAGCTTCTCTCAATCCTGTATCACATTCACCAAATGCGATCACGGAATCATAAGGAACTTTGAACTGGGTGTCGCTTGAATAGGGGCACCACTTACTGAATTTAACTTGTACATCATCTTCAGTAGGAATCAACTGAAGTGAGTATGGATGCACAAACAAAAGACCCAATCCTTTTTTATCTTCTTTATCGCTATCAAAAAATTCTTTAAGGTCACAAATGATTTGCTCACCAGTTTTCAAAATTACAATAGAAGGATTCATAATTTGTCTAGTAACTAACAACCTATTATAGCATAAAAAAAGGGGGGCGTCAACTGGATTTTGCCAGTCCACCCCCATGCGGCGACGATACTATCTATTTAGATTCCGTGAGCAATTCTTGTTTACTTGCTCCAATAGTATAGGTGATCCTCTTCTGATGTTCTGGGATTACTTTCTCTAATGAGATTGATAGCAATCCATCAGCAAAATCCACAGAGGTTATTCGGACATCATCTGCAAGTTGCCAGGAGTTATTGAATGAACGTTTGGAGAGACCTTTATGGAGGTATGTTCTTTCAGAATCTCGTTTCTCAATTTTTGAGGTAACTCGGAGAATGTTTTGTTCAGTAGAGACCTCGATCTCTTCTGATTTAAATCCTGCAAGAGCGATTTCAATCTCGTAATTGGCTGCATCGTGCTTGATTAAATTGTAGGGTGGGTAACTGGTATTGTGTCCAGACATTGCCTCTAGACGATTAAAAACTTCGTCTAGACCTACCGAAAATGGGGAGTAAATATCCCAAGTGTATTTAGTAGTCATTTGTTGTCTCCTTGAATAAGCGAGTTTAAATTAGGATCTCGTATGAGCATCCGTAGCGTATGGGGGGTGTTGCCACCTATCTCCCATCACTAATAATTTATCATAGATTACAAAAAAAGGTAGGGTAGATATCCCCACCTTTATTGTTCGGTCATCAGTACCGTATATCCTTGTTTACGATACCAATCTAAATGGGATTTACCCCAAGGGATAGTAACCCAAACAATTTTTTTATTAGGAGTCAAAAGTTGAACTTTGACTTGTCTATTCATTAGACCTCCTGTTTCTTCCTTCCAATATTATATTTACTTTCAAGAGTCCATTCGTCTTTTTCTTTAAAAGCAAGAACTTTGATCTGATTTAAAGGAGCGATATCTTCAATTTTTGAAACGTCTACAATAGCAATCAATCCCCAATCACAAAGAAGTTGAGCAATACGATTGCGACGTTGTACATCATTTAAAGATAGATTTGTTTTTTTGCCATCAAGGGCAAACAGTTCTTTAAAGTGAACAATGTAATACTTACCTTGCTTGTGCAAAATATGACAAGATTGGTAAATCTTTTTTTCTTTCCTGGAAGCAACACCGATTCTAGTTAGGGTCTCACGAACTTTTAGAAAATCATCTGGTTCGGACAAACTAACTTCCACCATATCAGAAGGTTGCCAATCAATTTCAATTTCAGTAGTCATCTTTTTCCGCCTGTATCTAATAGTTTTTTTATCTCATTAAGTTGCGAATTCGTGAGGATCCTTAATGCGGCGAGTGCTTTGTTATGGTTGTACCCATAATATTTTTTCACCAATTCAAGATGCTCAAGAGTTTGTTTTTTGACCCAAGGACTATAACGTTTCCTAGGCTTCAAACTATTTATAAAAAAATCATATTGCATCTTAGAATCTAAATGAGAATTAAGATTCATTTCATTTGCAAATAAGACACTATCTGTAAATGAGGACAGGCATTTATTAACAATAAAAGGTGGATACCCTTTTATTGCTTCTTGATCTCCTTCTAAAATATTTTTCTTTGTTTGATTGATGCTATTTAAATAATCCCTTAATTCATATTTCATTCAAACACACTTGTGACACTTACTACTTTTGCATTTGGATTTCTGGCAAGGGCGACTTCCCGTGCCTCTTGATAATTGGTAGCAATTACTTCTTCGTAAAATACACGACCACCAACGTACAGTTGAACACGGCATTTCATAGGGGTTGCTCTGAACTACTGATATTATAGTTGGTCAAAACCAGTTCGTGGCGGGATGCCTGGTCAGTTGTGTAAGTGCCCACCGACCTCATGGTATAGGTGTGAGCAAATTCAGATGACTGCCAACCGTTAAACCGTTCTTTGATAAGATTACTAGAATTGTAACTTACCATGATAGAACATACATACAAATCACATGTGGTAGCAAACTTGTCGTGATTGAATGATCGATGCATGTCTCCTTTCTTTCCATATAGATTATCTTTAATTTCATATGGAGGATCTAAGTAAACAAATACTTTTTTATCATCAGTCAAAAGATTCTCATATGAACTATTTGTAATGAACCATTCTTTTATAATTTCAGAATACTTAGGAATATTTTCAATTCCCTTCACACTAAAATTACTAACTGATGCTTGTTTTGAAAATGATGATGACTCGGTGAGTCCGCTGAAAGAACATTTATTAACGATATAAAAAGAAACAGCACGATCAAAATCACTTGACTTTGTGTGGGACAAACATTCTTTGCTTTCAGCAAACAAATAGGAAGCTTTAGTTTCATCATTATATTTTTCTTTCAAAGACAATAATTCATCAGACATCTTCTGACCAGAATGCTGAATGTGTTTCCAAAAATTCACCAGGGGTTCGTACAAGTCGTTCACCCAAATTTTTAGATGCGGATACTGCTTGCTCATGGCGATTGCCATAGATCCACCACCAAGAAAAGGTTCTCTAAATTCAGTAATCGTACTCATCTCAGGAAGATACTGAAATAGTTTAGGAGTGGCACGAGATTTGCCACCAGGATAACGAAGAGGGGTTTTCAAAGATTTCATATCAAAGAATGTGTTCGATGTTGTCGAGGATTTGAGTAGCAGTAATTTTTTTAGTTGAAGGAGTTACGCTGGTAGCAATCATAGTGAAATCGCCAGGTTGAAATTTCACTTTTGCTGAGGGGGAACTTGCAGTAAAATAAACTCGCTTCTCTACTGTATCCCAATCAGTATAAGCAATACACATATTTTCTGTGTCAACAAGAAACATGTATTCAAAAGTTTTATTAATTTGTTTCGAATTACCTTGAAAATTTTTGAGGGTAATTACTTTGGTTGATCCATTTTTATTAAACAAACCAAGAGAACCTTTCATCTCATAAGGAGTTTCATCATCACCAATAAAATCAACTCCATCCATATGATCGCCAACGTAACGAACTTGTCCGTCACTCCATTTAGCGAAAGATTTCTCTTGAAGGTATGTTCGAAAAGTTTTAAACGTATTCGATTTCATTTCTTTGGTATTGGTTGCATTTACACAACCAAAAAATTCATTAAGATTAATGCGAGAAAAATTAATGTTCATAATCAATAGGGTGATACTTCAAAAATTCACGAAAGGTCATTTTCATTTCCTTCATAGTCATGCCACAATGGGATGCTGCTGTAGGAAGATTCATTGTAGCACGAAACAACCCCCAGTTTGCTTCTGCTACATTATCAGGCGTAGTTTTTACATTCATTTGAATTCACAACTCATCATAATTTCTGTGAGACACGCAAGAAAATTAATTTCTTGATCAGCAACAAACGCAATCTGGTATTGATATTTTGCTAAGATTAATACTGCTTCTGGAATTGATGATGGTTTTAACGACTCATAAAGCATGTCATAGATTTTCTTGATGATAATATTGGGATCATTATCGATATTATCACAAACCCATTTCTTGACAACTGTGAATTCTTTGTTCTTCAAAGAGTTGATAAGATCATCAAGTTGAATATCATCAATATCAATTAATATTGAACTATCAATTTTACCTGAAGAACTATGTCGTTGAGTTTCATTAATCAACCTACGCCAATCTGGGTAGTACCGTTTGATTAATTTTAGAATAATTTTATCGTCGTATTCAATTTGGTTTTCAAGCAAGATTGATTTCAATCTCACAAAAAATTTCGCTTGAAGTTTATCTTGATCTGCCTTCTTAATTTTAAAGTCGATGACTGTACAACGAGAATGTAAGGGATCAATAATTTTATTTGGAAAGTTACATGTGAAGATGAATCTACAGTTGTTGTGAAATTCCTCTACGGCGGTCCTGAGCGACAGTTGAACGTCGTTGGTGGTGTTGTCTGCCTCGTCAATGATAACGACCTTGTGGGGCGCTCCAGAGGTCAAGGAGACGGTTGTAGCGAATTGCCTGACACGGTTCCTCACTGTGTCCAAGAACCGCCCCTCATCCGAACCGTTAATGACGATATAGGATGCTCCAATTTCATCACACAACGCTTTGGCAACTGTGGTCTTTCCGATACCAGCAGTGCCAGTAAGTAGAAGGTTAGGGATCTCTTTCTGTTCAATAAATCCTTTGAATGATTTTTTAATATTCACTGGGAGAATACAATCCTCGATTGTATGAGGACGATATTCTTCCACCCACAAAAAGTTTTTCATTAAGGTTCTAAGGCAATATAATATGTCAAATTCAATTTAGAGTGTTTCCATTCTGTGATCAACTTGGTGGAAATTTTTACATCATACTCTCCAGGAAACAATCGAATGTTTTCCATCTTCATGAAAAGTTCGTATGCTCCTGTAGTTTGTCCTGGTATTTCTTGAGAATAAACATTGCTGGTTTCGTTTTCTTTATCGACCAACGAAAGGGTGATGAGTTGATTATTTTCACTAAAAGATTCAAACTTCAAATCAGGAATGGCATACACATCAGATGCTTTCCTAAGAGAGACAAGACACTCTTGATTGATTTTAAATTCCATATCAGAACCAGGGAACTGAAGTTGTTTTTCTGGTGCTGCTTTAAGTGTAATTTCTGGATTAGAAAAATAATATCTTGCACTTCTCCCATCTCCTTTGATAGTTACATACTCTTCGTTTTCGAAGACAAGAACAGGATTTGTGAAAAGAGAAAGTCCAGAAAGAAATTGGTTTAGATCGTAAATGCCAAATGTTTGTGGGAAAGTTTCTTCGCAAACATATTCAGCAACACAATTTTCCCCAATACTAATTGTTTTCAATACATTGCCTTTTCTGAATAAGATTGATCCATTAATTGAAGCAAAGTTTTTTAAAACGTTTACGGTATTTTGAGATAGAATTACTCGTGTCATTTAAACTCCTGGAGACCGTTTTGGGTACGAGAATAATGATTGTCAAAGTGAAGTAGCAACATAGCGTAGTGAATCACTTTCATCAAATCCCGTTTGTTACGTCCATCCTTATCGCCATAGCGAGATCCATACTTGAGGATATTTGCTTGACAGAATCCAGCGGCAAGTTTCTTTGCTGCCATCAAATCAATGGTTTGGATGTCAGCGTATCCATCTTCATCGCCACAATAATGACCATGATAGGTACTGACAATATAATCTTCAACATCTTTGAGGATCTTCTCCTCATTGTATTTCCACTGCATTTCATTCCTCCATTACATACTGTAGATCATCATGATAACACTCTTTGATTGTTCCGTCAAGTGTCTTTACAAACAATTTAAGGTTTTGCCCACCGATTATTTTAACTGTCTCGCCGTTTTTTAGGACGGCGAGATTACCTAAGTAACCGTGAAACTCAGAATGGGGCGGCGTTGAGTTCCGTTGCATTTTCTTCTCCATTAGCATTAGCATCAATTTTGTCATACAGTTCCATGAAAACTGTTTTAGTTTCTTCGTCAAAGCGATTCACACAAACTTGAATCGCTTTCATCCGCTTGCCAAAGATAGTATATGCACGGATGATGTGAGACAGACGACGAGTAGAAATCACCTCATCAATACCACCATCCTTAAAGGTTTTACGGATAATGTCTGCCCAAGAAGCAAGCTTCTCACAAAACTCAATGTCAGTTCCTCCAAGGGAAGTCATCAGTTTTTCAAGAATCTTTTGCTCAATTTTAGCAGTAGGATAATCTTGCTCAAAGGTAAGAGCAAATCGCTCAAGGAATGCTTCGTTCAGAACGTTAGTGCCGATGAAGCGACCATCATCACTACCCTTACCTTTGGTGTTGGCAGTAGCAACAACGTTGAAACCAGCAGCAGGTTTGACATACTTACCAGTTTTCTTAAGGAACACACCTTTGCCTTCGAGGATTGACTGAAGGCACATCACTTTATTGCTGGCAAGATCAATTTCATCAAGCAGCAGAATGGCGCCCCGCTCAAGTGCTTCGATCACGGGACCGTTATGCCACACCGTTTCACCATTGATCAGGCGGAAACCACCGATCAGATCATCCTCATCAGTTTCGATGGTGATGTTGACACGAATCAGTTCACGCTTCAGTTGAGCACAAGCTTGCTCCACACTGAAAGTTTTACCGTTGCCAGAGAGACCAGTGATGAAGATAGGATAAAAGACACCAGAAGAAATAATCTTCTTAACATCACTGAAATTACCAAAGCTGACGAAGTTATCATCTTTTTCAGGAATCAAGTTTTGTTGTTCAACTGGAGCAGCAGACGGACTGTTGTAAGTTTTTTCAAGTTGTTCTGCGGTCAAATTCCAACGACCATGACCAATTTTATATTGTTCAAGTCGCTTCGTAATTGTTTGATACGAAGAATCAAACTGTTCACATGCTGCATTGATAGCATTGCTACCAAATTCATTGCCGTAATTTTCATTGATAAAATTAACAAGGGCGGTTTGGTCAATCGTGGATTTGCGGGGCATAATAAAAAATCTCCTTGAGAACAAAGTAAGTATAGCAGGTGAGGGGATTGGTAGTAACCCCCAGTGGACAGTTTAAAAAGTGGTCAGGATACCAGCGAAGCAAAAGAAGAAAGAATTTTCTTGTTGGTGGTTTTTGCTTTCAGCATACCACGAAAAGCTTTACTGATTTCAGATGTTGTTGCATTTTCTTCAACTTCAAAATTAGAGTTAGAAGAAAGATTGTGGGAAGAGATTGCATATAATGCATCATACCCAACCCCAAAATTAATTTCTGCACTCTTTTCTTTTTTCCAAATTCGCTGAATGTTTTCGGCATTACTTGGTAGTTCATTAAACCTAGGAAGACCAAAAGCAGATCTGATGAGAACTGCAAATTCCGAACCAGATAAGATACGGAATCCAATCAAATTAATTTCGGGAAAATTGTGCTTCAAGTTTTCTAGCAAAATTGTAGTTAGATTATTATTAAGAGAATTATCAAAGTTACGATACACTCGTCCAGTTTTTCGATCACGCAAAGCATTCCTTTCAGATACATGGTGATTCCCAAGTTTTGATGTTGGGTATCCATATGTTTTTTTCAAATCAACATCATAACAAAGATTGTTGCTTTCCCCATCAGTAAGAATAACAACATTAACTTTCTGGAGTTTGTTGTTATTCTTAAACTGAGGAATGATTTTGTGTAGTGCAAGAATACTTTCGTTAAGAGGAGTCCCACTCAGTTCCAATCCAATCGGATTTCCATACGAAGCATAGACATGTGTAGTATTGCCAAAAGCAAGACGCCAAAGATTCAAACAACTAGTTTCAAATTGTTTGGTATTTGCTTTTGAAGAGATGAAGTTCAACAAATGGAATCGATTGTGAATGGAAAGGGCTCCATCTTTTCTTTTATACTTTTCAGTATTGTGACTACCTGCATCAATATAGGTATTCATCCACTCATAGGTAAATCCGTAAACTTCAAAAGGAATTTGTACTTTACGGCAGAACCACACAAGATTCAGAAGTTGTTTTACAGTATTCAAAAGATAATCACTCATCGAACCAGACCAATCCAAAATAAAGATTAGTCCATGATTTTTACCATCGGGAACAACAGAAATTTTACGGAAGATATCATCATTGTATTTGTAAGTATACAATTTTGATGTATCAATAACACCTGTTTTAGATACAGTCAAGCGTTGATATGCATCAGCAGATTTTTTCATCTCAAACTCTTTAACAAGATAGTTAACTTCTTTTTGAGATTGTTTCTTGTAGGTCGAGTAATCAGAATCAGATTGTTCGAACACATTTCCCCAATGTTTTTTCTTATCTAGAAATATATTGTTATATTGAGATGTGATGTGAGCATTCAATTTATCAAAAGGAACAATGATATCATCAATCTGTACTTCTGGAATCTCTACATAAACTGTTTCGGTATGATATGAATTTTGGTTTGTTAGTTTTTCAGTACCAGAATCAAATGATCGTTGAGTTTTAGAAACTTCTTCATTGGGTCCAGAAGCTTTTTTAGAAGTAGTTTGATCAGAAAAATCTTTTTTAGGATCCGATTCTTTGGCATTTGTATTTTCAGATTGATTGGAACCTTCATCGCCAAACTCTTCTGATTTAGCAAATGATTCCCCATCAATAGAAGATTGTGATTGAGAACCACATCCAGAAATTTGACTCACATCTTGACTTTCGGTAGTAGTTTCAACAGAATTTTTAGTTTCTTCTTTAATATATTCTACAAGTTTGTTGCAAATTTCAATGACATCATCAAAAGTTTCTGCCTTTTCTGTCATGTCAATAAACTGTTGCTCCTTCTCTTTGAAGGGAACACAAGCATAAGAACCAATTTTAAAGTGAAGATTGACACGATCAATCAAAGAAAGAGAATTCATGTCTTGATCTTCAAGACAAAAGAAATCGTCATCATTTAATTCTTTATAACCATTATAAAAACTTCTGCCCAGTCCAGGATATTTACGCTTCATCAATTTTTCGATACGAGCGTCTTCAATTACATTAATATAATCTTTCGGTCCATCAAACATTTCTCGCCAATCAAACGAAGGCGTAAACAATGCATGACCAACTTCGTGTCCAACCAAAAGATCATACACCACAGAAGATGCTTTGTCCCAAATCGGAAGAGTGAGAACACGATTCAGTACATCAAAAGATGCCGTGGAAACTTTTCGATGTTCCACGACAAGGTTTTCTGTGGCAAGAAGCTTAGCAAGCGATCCTTTAATTTCTTGATTAATGGACATTGGAATTGTTTCGAACTGAAGTCAGTATACAACAGAACTTCCGAGGGGTGTGTCACCCCTAGTCCACTTCCACAACTGTCTCCCTAGGGACGCTGTAGTTTTTAATTTTTTCAAATTTAATAGTCCTATCAAATTTTTCTGTCATTCCCTCTTTATGAGAGATAACAAAAATATTTGTATTGTTATCAAAGTTTCTCAGTATCCAACCAAGTTCACCAGTACCACTTTGATCTAAAGAACCATCGAAAATTTCATCGAGAATTAAAAGATTAGTATCAACGCTATTCTTGAGCTTAGCAATAGCTCTCCAAGTAAGCAACAAAGCAATGTCAATTCTAGCTTTCTCTCCCTCACTAAAAGATTCATAAGAAAAAATATCCCTATAACGTGATTTAATCGTCTCTTCAAAATTTTCATTAAGAGTAAAGTTCACATAGAAATCCATGCTTTGCAAATACTCATTAATGAGTTTATTCATAACAGGCAAATACTTTTTAATAATTCTTGTTTTAATTCCATTGTCTTTCAAAAGTTGAGCAGCAGCTAAGAAGCAATCACGTTCTTCTTTCATGCTAACCATTTGTTTTTTTGCTGCAATTAAACTCTTTTCAATTCCCTGTAGTTTTGAATTTTCTTCGGTTTTATTGGAATTGTTATTCTGAAGATCAGAAATTTCTTTTTGCAAATCTTTAATCTGCGATTGATACGAACTAATTTGAAACTGTTGAATCTGATAGTCCTTAAAGTTTTCTTGCCACTTGGCAGTTAAACGAAAGAACTCTTGCTCTCGTTCTTCTTCAAGTTTGATTGCCAGTTCCATTTCATCCACACCTTGTTTAAGTTCTTTGATAGAACTCATAATCTCAGATACCCTAGCATCCCGAAGGTCTTCGCTGATGTGCTGAGTACAGGTTGGACAAGTGGTATTCTCAGTAAAAAACTGATGTTCTTTTTTATGAGTAGCAAACTTTTGTTGAATCTTGCCACGAAGGTTTCCAAGTTTCTTGAGTTTGTCCGTGGCATTTTCAAAGTTGCTCATCTCTTTGTTAAGAGCATTTCTTTGTTCGTCAAGATCTTTTAATTTGACATTAACTTCTTGCTCAAGATTTGTGAAATAAACAATCTTATTATTCTTTTCTTGAATATCGTTTCGATTTTGAAGTTCTAAATTAGCAATGAAATTTCTTTGCATTGAAACTTTTTCTTCCATCAAATCAATTTGATAGTCACAATTTTTAATTTCGTCATTAGAGATTTTAATTTTTTCTTTTAGATTGACATTCATAGTCGAGAAAATTTGAATGTCAAGAATGTCTTCGATGATTTCTCTGCGAGCAGCAAGAGGAAGACGCATAAATGGAACAAACGTAGAAGATCCAAGAACTACAATCTGAGTAAATGATTTGTAATTCATCTTGAGAATGTTCTGCTCAAGTTGTTTTTGATTATCTCCAGTTGATGCCATCTGATCTAGCATCTGATCATTTTGATAAATTTCAAAAATTGCTGGTTTAATTCCTCTTCTAATTTTAAAATTATTTTTACCAATTGTAAATTCTATTTCAGTCAAGCAATCCTTATCGTTAATACTATTAACAAGCATTGGTTTGTTAATTTTACGAAAAGGTTTGCCAAACAAAGAGAAGGTAAGAGCATCAAGAATTGTGCTTTTACCTGCTCCGTTTTGTCCGATAATTAAATTGGTTTTGTTTTCTGTCAGATTTATTTCTGTGAAAGTGTTCCCAGTTGACAGAAAATTTTTCCAACGAATTTTTTTAAATACAATCATTCTAGATCAGCTGGCGGTATAATAAAATCGTCTTCAGTAATTATAGCATATTTTTGTTCTCTTTCTTCACAGGCATTGACAATATCTTTGAGATCTATTTCAACAACCTGTAAGGAATATTTTTTAAATCTTTCTTCTAGTTGTATGTGATAACGACTTGCATCATCTTCATCTTCAAAAATAGGAATAATTTGTTCTCCGTAATCATCCAACACGGAAAATACTCCATCTGTTCTATTTTTGAGTGTGAGGATATACATTACATTGCTTCACAACTTTCAATATATAGTGTCTTTAATAATTCTTTAAGTGAAGATTTATCTACGGTCATTTCTACTTCGTCAACATATTCATTTAATAATGATAATGTATCTTTAATTTCTATATTATCATCATTGTAATCAATAGTTTTATCTACTGTAGTTTCAATAATTTTTAAATCATGTACTCCAGCATCATATAGATCTTCAATCATTTTTTCAAATTTATAATAATCTTGTTTTTCTTCTACGACAATCTTGACAAAAGTATTTGCATACTCACTGGGATTGATGCTGAAACTAGAATTAGAAGAATCATTATAATAGATTTTCTTGAAAATCTCATAAGGGTTCTTGACCCGCTTGAGTTTATTTGTCTTTGGTTCATAAAGATGAAATCCTCGCTCGTCTTTATAATCGTTCCAATATAGTTGATACGGATTGCCAAGATAGGTAACGTTGCCCCTAGATGATTTGTGATGATAGTGACCAGAGAATACTTGTTTGAACTTGGAAAAGATAGAAGGATCCATTCCTTCTTCTTTCATAATGCCAACATTGACTTCAAACCCAGTTAATTCTAAATGACCAACTGCAATTTGAGCACTAGTTTGATTAATCCATTTCATTGTTTCGTCATGATTTTCTTGGTTAATCCAAGGAAGCATAAGAATTTTAGTGTCTTCAATCATCACAACTTCTGGACTAGAATATATTTGAATATTATCATAGTCCTTTAAAAGTAATTCTGGCGAATTAATTTCGTTTGTATTTTTAAAGTACGTGCAGTGATTCCCGAGAATCATATGAACAGTAATGCCAGAGTCACGGAGACGATCAAAGTAATGCTTACGAATACGATTCCAAACATTAAAATCAATGCTCTTTCGATTATCAAATGTATCACCGAGATCGATGATAGTTTTGACGTTATGTTTCTCAAGAGTTGGAAAAAATACCTCATCATAAAATTTTTGAAAGTAGTCCCAAAAAATAACGCTGCCTTTTCTTCCATCCAAATGTTGATCGGTAATCAAAGCAATTGTCATTTATTCATCCTCGTTTCAATGTTTTCTTTAATGCCACACATGTCGGAGAAGTTTGCATTCATGCCAGCCATATCTCCGTCGTAACTATCGGTGTGCATGACATAATCATAACCAGACCTGTCTAGTATTTTGCCTTTGATTTCTAGTTGTTTCTTTTCTTTTTGAATTCTACGAAGAAAGGCGTAGTAAATAATTTGAGTAAAGTACGCAAAAGGATTAGAAGATTTTTCTGGATCAAAGTTATCGATATACAATAAGCAATTTTCAATGCCATCGCAAATCATATCTTCTCGAAACATGTAGTTGACAAAGTTTGGTTTGTATGATAAATGCGTAGCAATCTTCAAAAGACAGTCGCCAATATAATTCGGAACTCTTGGTTTAGGTTGATTGTTTTTCTTAGATTTTAAAACAGAATTTCTATAAACAGTAATTGCTTCTAAAAATTCTTTGTTATTAACATAATACTCGGTATTCTTTTTTGCCATGGTCCATCTGTCTTTTGCGTGTATTGATACCAGTATAGCATCGGAAAATGGGTTTGTCAAGCATTTGTAACAATTTCTGCAGGGGGCTTGACACGGGGTTCAAAACCAGTTATAATCACTCTGTTAGGGGTGCATGATTAATTTATTAGCTTCTATTAAATATATCTTCTAGATACTGTTTGGTTTCCTTTACAGATCCTAAGTAACCCATACGTCTACTGAATTCTTTTGGTTTAATACCAATCTCATTAGATTTAGAATCAATTTCTCCACTGAGATGTTTTAAATAAAACGTCTCTATTTTTTTGTCTAATTCACTTAGAGTAATTATTTGTTCCATTTTAATAATGAACATAGTATCGTAAGTAGCAAGAATCCATTCCTTTAGAATAAATCCTTCTACGTTTACTCCTGATTTTTTGTTTACAATTTTTTCAACTAACATTGGAGCATCTAAAATAATGCTATCCTCTTCAGGAAGATAGCATATTTTTGCTATCAACTCTTCTCCAGAAGTTAATTTAATTGTTGCATAAAATTCTTCTTCCATCATTGTAAATTTATTTTTATTATTTCGTACTTGAAGTTTTCCTCTTGATATATTTGTAATCTTTCTTGAAGATGTTTTAAAGTATAGTTTTGTCTTTTGTTTGAAATATCATCAGCAATATCATAAAGTGTTGCTGTATCTTTTCCTTCTCCTTTACGAAGAACTCTACCTATTGATTGTAAATTTCTAATTCTTGATTTAGATGGTGAAGCAAATACAATATTATGCAATCTTTTAATATTAATACCTGTACTAAAAGTTCCATAAGAAGCAATAATCACAGCATTGGTTTCTTCCTCAGTGATTACTCTAACTTGTTCTCTATCCTCAACATCGACAGAACCATGTACGAAGAAAACTTTTCTTTTTTCTCCGATATCATTATTTATTAATTCATACAAAGGTTCCCCATGCTTCTCGACATAGTTAAACAATACTAATGTATTGCCTTCTAGATCACGAACAAGATTTTTAATTAAACTATTTCTTCTTCGATTGTTTACTAGATACTCTATTTCAGAATGGTAATCTTCAAAGTATTGATACTCATGTTTGCAAAGTAATACTTTAATTCTTAAACTAGAAAGATAACCTTTTTTAATCAGATCATCTGTCTTAGTAACTTTTTCACAAGCACCAAACAATCCTTCTAATACCCACTTATGTGTTTTACTACCATCAAGTGTTCCAGTAAAACCAAATCTGTACTTAGCATTATGAAGTTTTGTCATAATACCAGTAAGTGATTTTGACTTAAACAGGTGTGCCTCATCACCAATTACACAATCAATATCATCGAAGTATCTTTTAGGAAACTTGTAGATAGATTGCCAAGTGGAAATGATAACAGGTTTGTCTGTATTTTTATCTTTACCAGAATAAATTGTGTGACAAAATTCTGTAGGATCCCATCCATAATCCTGGAAATCTTTTATTAATTGTTCAACAAGAGAAGTTGTTGGAACAATGATTAATATTTTTTTCTTGGTTGCAACATAGTATCTCACTATTGAATAAATCATCAGTGATTTACCAGATCCAGTTGGAGAGAGAAATAATCCTCTATTGTTCTTGAGTGCCTGATATACAGTTGCGTATTGATAATCTCTTGGTTTATACTTAGAGATTTTATCCATGAAAACTTTGACGCCATTCGGAGAAACTAAATCGTTAGATTCTTCTACATCGCCATACCAATCATTCTTTACATAACTTATTTCATAACTTCTCTCCTTTGCCCACTCTTTTAAATGTGTTATAAGACCACAATATAGTTCTCCTGTTCCAGGAGAATATAAATGAATAGTTCCATCCCAATATTTAAATCGTGGTTGTCTTTTTAAATACTTTGCTTCTGGCAATTCAAACGAAAAATAATCCGAAAGTTCCCTGTGGACATGAGGTTCTGATAAAAGTTGATAAAATACTTCGTTCTTCTTTTTAATAACAATACGAGACATTAGTTATTTCCATTAATAAATTTTTCCCATTCAATTGCATTCTTGATTTGAAAATTTCTATTTGAAATCATTTTCATAACATGATCTAAAAAATAAAGCATTTGATCTATGTACTTTATTTTTGCTTCCAAATTAATAATTTCTTCATCAGATTCCAAATATGTTTTCATTTTTTCTGCAGTTTTGATGCTAGTTCCAAAAGGTTTTTCCGCGTAAACTTTTGGATCTGCTTCACCAGAATAATATTCTCTTTTATCTCTTATGAGTTTTCTGATCTCAAACTCTAGAGAAGTTTTTATTTGATTAAGATCAATGTAATGGTTTAAATATTTATTGTGTTGATAAGGTATTTCTAATGCAAGTTTTGCAAGATCTTCTGTATACTCTTTATTTTTAAATTGAAAATCTATAGTGCTATCTTCGTTCCATTCTTTTTTTATGTTTGCAAATAAATGATGTAGTTGTTCAAATTTCATAATTTCTTAAAGTTTTTATCTCGAACGTTAAATATACTGTACTTAAAAACAACAGTGGCAGTAAAATATTCTATGTCTGTTACGGTTGAATCAAATTCAATTTCCGTTAAACTAACAGGGAACAATCTTTCAAACTCGATTATGTGTGACACATTAAAGTTTGATGTGGCAATTAAAAGTTGTCCATTAGAATAATCTACTTCACCAAAATTGGTTTCGTTTGCATCTGCGTTTTTCTCTATCCAATTTTTTATCGATAAGTAATTTACTAGATCTTCATCTATGATAAAGGTTACATTAAAATCTCCATACTCGACACCGCCGCCAGGAACAATAGGAAATGACCTAAACCTTGTTGGCACTTCTGTAAATGGCATTGTGATGTTTGGAAAATTTGCCGATTGGCAAAAGAAATCAACTCCTTCAAATAACTCTAAACTAAGTTTAAATCCTACAGGAGCAAGATAGTTTCTATTTTTAGGTTGTTCTTTATACCAAGCAGCAGACATGTCAACTTCCCAAGCTATTACTATTTATTCCCATAAAAAAAGACCCCCGAAGGGGTCTTGGTGAACCAGTGATGAATCACATGAGGTTGATAACTTGTACTCTTCTGTAGTACATGTTAGCATTAGCAGTGAGGGTCTCGCCATCTGGAGTACCATTGTAAGCACCGTTGGTGGTTACGAATGGGTTGCTGACCATACCATAACGGGTCTTGAAGCCAATCTTTGGCTGGAAGGTGTTAGGATCGATCGAA